ACTGGTATTCCATCTGGAGAATAAAGTGGAACAGTAACCATTTCTTGTTTATAAGAATATCCTAGTTTAAAATGCTCCATGGCTTCTTCATTAATTTGACGAGATATAAAGTACTGTTTGCCGTCAGTCATATATTGCATAAGATTATTGTGTAAAGTATCAATTTCTGCTTGACTGTATTCTACAAATTCAGGTTTATCATCTAATAGGTCTTTAAGTTCTTCCTCAAGAAGTTCCGCCTCAGACAATTTGTTTGAAGAAATAAATCTCATTGCCTCAAAATCATTTCTTTGAGTTAGTTTTTTAACAAGGTCTAAAACTGTTCCTGCTGCATTACAACTTTGGTTATAGCATACATACAGACCTTTTGAATAACTTACTGCAAAAGCTGGAGAATCTGTATTATGATGAAATGGACATAAACAAAGAAAGTCTGTTCCAGTTTGTGAAATTATTTCAATACCGCAAGATTGCAAAATAGAGCGGAGATCCGCTTTAGTATATGCATCTAACATTTTTTATCCTTTAGGTATTAAACTCTGACCAGAGAACCCTTCGTACTTTAATGCTTTTGATTTACCCAAGTAAATTCCATACATTACAAGATTGAAAGTGTAGTGATCTTTCTCTTCATTATATTTTACATTAAATTGTGGTTGCATGTCAAGGACAGGAACATAACCTTTGTCTCGCATTTGCTGGACCAAAAGTCTTTCATAATTCTCCCTTGAGCTTTGGAATATAGAATCATCTTTTATAATTCCATTAATCCAAAAGTCATGTATTTTTCGTGGGTACATGATCACCAATCTTTCCTGATAATTATATCAAGTTAGATTATGATTACATAAATTAAGTTATTGGTATATCGTAAACTTCTTTAACAATACCCCTGTTTAAATCCCAATCTAAATATAAACCAAATTCGGTGCCGTGGCGGTTCTTACGGCTTACAATTTCCATTATGTTAGAATCAGGATTCTTATGAATAGCAATAGCCATATCAGCATCGTACTCAATTGCTTTTGACCAAGCAACTTGATTAAGCATTGGCGGGGAATCATGGTCTGCTGTTTCTTCTGCAGTTGCAGCAGTAATATCAATAACAGGAATATTGTTTCTCATAGCAAGCATTTTAAACTCACGAGATATATTCATATTTCTTTCAGTTGGAGCTTTTGAATTATTTGAATCAGCAAATAATTGATGATAGTCTAAGATAACCATATCTGGTTTATGCTGATCAATTTTTGCCTGTACTGTTGTAGGCGTTACTTGTCCCGCACCTTCATTTGATACAAGAATAAATCCGTTTTTGTCCAAGAACTTTTTTGAACCCCAGTCTTCAAACTGTGTCATATCAATGCTACCTCTTGCAAAATCTGAAGACTTAAATAAACCTGAGCCAAGCATTGTATAAATACGATCACGCATATTTTCTGGAGTCATTTCAAGAGATATAATCATCGGTTTAAAGCCTTGTTCCCAAGCTTTGCAAGCCAAATAAGAGGAGAACCAAGTCTTACCCTTACCTGGCCAACCAATCATAACTATAAGGTGTCCTGGAGCCATTCCAGTAGGGTATGCATAATCAATAGCTTTAAAACCAGTCATAATTCCTGGGCTACCGCCCATTGCATCAGATCTTGTACGAACTGCTTCAAAATACTTTGCTGCTTCTTTATAGTCTGTAAGATCTACGTCTCTAACGTTTGTAGTAAGTCTGCCAAGCCCGTTTAATTCGTGCTGCATTTGTGCAATGACTCTTGCAGATGCTTCAGTTTTTAAACTTGCTCCAGATGTTAGCAACAAATTTCTTAATCTGCTTGCAAGATATTCATTTTTTAATTGATCAAGATAATAGGCTGTTTCGCCTTTTACTTTTACTGGTTCAAAATCTTTAAATTTTTCTGTCAAAACAGAAATATCAGGAACTGATTTAAATTTTAAATAATAAGACTTTAATCCTTCCCACACGTCTCTGTGAGAAGTAAACACTTCATCAATATTTTCGGCAAGAACAGTAGAAATATCTTTATTGCTACATACCGATGTTATGACTGCGGACTCAGTGTTCATTGTCCCTTTCTTCAACCATAGATTTGGTTTTTGATCTAATTAATTCTCTACGTGTTTTATCTTCTTCTACTTGTTGAAGAGTTAAATCTAATTTTTCAAAGTTATAGAAAAACCAAGATAGTGAATGACCAGTTTTAGAAACTTTAAAATAATACTCAAGCAAAACTTTTGCTCTGTCATATCCAACACTGTCTATAACATCTTGCATAGCCCACTTTTCACGGTATTTATTTACAACCGCTGGTTTTTTATAAGCTTCCTTATATAAAACACAATAAAGTGAAACTAAGCCGTAAGCCAACTTTGCTTCATCTTTTGTCATTTCTTACCTTTTAGTTCCAATTCAATCTCATTAACTTTTTCAATTAATTTTGTTTCTACAAACTCATAAACTCTGTCTGTAGCTTCGCCAGTACTTTCGCCTTGTCGTTTAAAATCTTCAACCGCAATACCAATTTTAATATTTTCATAATTACCCAAGTTGCGTGTAAATTGTAAGTCAACTCTAATGCTCGTCTGGTCGCTCATCTTTATCTTCCTTTTCAACTAATGCAAATCCTGGCTTAAACTTTTTTGGATTTTTATCTGAAAGATGTTGATACAACATCATCAAACGGTCAGATATCGCTATCATAGCATCTAGGTCGTCCTTTTGTAAAGCCAGATCCATAGAATATTCTAAAACCTTTAATGATTGATCTAACACATGTTTAGCATCTTTATTTATTTTATTATCTACCATTCTGGTGCCTTCCAAACTGGGACAAATTCCCCGTCATTATTTTTAACATATAAAATATTTTCTTGTTTCATCATAGCTTCTACTTCAGCTCTTGATGGCATATCACCAGGTGTAATACTACCGTCAATTCTAGGCCTACCTCTATGAACTGTTTTAAAAAAATCATGCATTTTCCTAATATCATCTTGACTCCAAAAATATTTTCCTGGAGTTTTTTTACCATTAAGAGAATATACTCTTTGTGGAAACTTTAAGTCTCCTCTATATAAATGCCATTTAATTGTATCTTCATGTTTTCCAATTATTTTTACAACTTCGGAAATGGAGTAAGCGTGCTGCTTATTTTTGTTAACGTCTGTTAAACTGTAAGCAACACGCTTACCTAATTGATAATCCCAAGCAACTAAAAGGTCCTCAGCCCTTGATCTTCGCAAAACTTTGTGCAACTTTTGGTTTAGATAGAAATACCGTAGCCGTGTTGCAGAGTTTCCTCTATTTTTGCTAACCATGAACCAAACCTGTTGTCTCTTCTTATCATCCATCTTTTCCCACAAAGTCCACAAAACAATTCAACCCGTAGGTTTTGGGAATAAACTCTATCAACGAATACTCGTCCTGTGCACTTTTTACAATTAAGCATTATTTAGTTTTATTATCTATTACTTACTTGCTTGGAGCGTTGAAGTGATCAATAGTAGCTTTTAGAACTGGACCAAGTACACCAACAAGTGCTGCCCATGCTACCTTCTTGACATCGTGATTTCCACCCTGCCAAATTGCCACTGCTGCTGCAGCTGTTGCATATACATAGTGCTCTACAAGAGCTTTACGCTTTGCATTCATTTGTTTCTCCTTATAGTTAGGGGTATATGTAGGACTTGAAACCTTTTTATTATAAATTTTTACATTCATACCGAAAATAATTTCCATCAACTACACATGTGTAGTTAGGTGAAATTTCCACAATTTGCACATGAGGGTGTTTCCCATTTTCAATATGTGCAATTGCGAAACCTTTTTGCCAGTCATGATTTTGTGTGTACTTCATTCCTGAAGATTTTTCATCACACATATGACCAATTTCATATCCACGAAGAGTTCTGCCACCTGTTGCAATTGGCAACTCATATGTTGCAAAGTGCGATGCGATTCTATGTGAATGTCCTCTAATTAAAGATACTTGTAGGTCAAGAACATCTTTTCTTACCGCCCCCGAATCAGCAATTGAAAGTCCATGATGAACATGAATGTCTCCAAAGCGCTGTCTAGGCAATTCATTATAATAAATATAATCATAGCCAAGTGAGTCTAATGACCATAAAGCTTCTGGTGTTACATCATTAATATAATCTGGAAGCTTTGCATCTACATAATTAAAAATTCTAATATCGTGGTTTCCCAAAGCTGAAAATAGTTGAGCATCTGGAAGCATCTCACGAGTCTTTGCATAAAAATCTCTTGCACCTTTTGCTTCATGTCTCATCATAGGCAAGATTAAATCTTTACTGTCGTCCTTATGAAGTCTTAAAAACTCTGCAGATCTTCCTTCTGTATATTTGCTATAGCATGCTTGATCATCTGTGTCTCCAAGATAATCAACAACATCTGGTTTAAACCATTTCATAACCTTGAACCAAAGTTCAATGGCTTTATCATCTTGATATGGGAATTGCTGATCAGATGATAGCATCCATTTTAAATCATTACTCATATAATCCTTTGTCTAAGCTTAGTTAATTGTAGCGTACTATGTTGATTTTTGTCAAGCAACGTGTGCTTTATTATGTTCTATTCTTGAACATAAAAAAAGATTAATTAGTCTATTATCTAATTTATCTTCATTAATATGATGGATAGTTTCCCAATCATTAATTATTCTATTTAATTGTTTTTCAATTATCAGGCGGTGTTCATAATACCAGCCTTTAAAATTTTTTGGATGTTCTGGAACTTTTACTAAAACATATCCTTCTTTACTAATTTTCCTATCTCTTTTTGTCCAAGTTTTGATAGGAATATACATGTTATAGTTGTTCTCCTTCGTCATGAACAAAAATTTCTTTTTGTCCAACTTCTATAATTTCACCATTAAGCCATTCTAAAACATCTGGGTCTGTTATATGACGACGTTTTGAATCACTTACTAAATATATTTTACCATCTGAAAAGTCTTTTATCAAAGTCCCGTCCCTAAACCCTAATGTGCCAGCGATGATAAGTTTATTTAATTTTTGATCAACAGTTTCAACTATCGGTAAACACCATGACTTCATGGCTTTATCAGAAATAAATTTAAACTTTTTTCCGCTTTTAATATAAAAATAACCCGACTCTGTGTGAGCAATTAATCCGCTGGGGACAATGGGGTTATAGTTATTTTTAAGCTTGGTTTGTTTTTTCTGAAAGGCTGTTAGAATATTCATCTATTGCTTTCTGCTTATCTTCTTTTTCTTGTGCTGCATGTGTTAATTCTGCTCTTAATACAGCAATTTGTGTTTCATAGTTTGAAACAAGTTCACCAATACGTTGTTGTAGGGCAGTAATTATTAATTCTGCTTTTTCCATTATTTACCTATTCTATTAATTAGATGCTGGATCTGTTACTTGAATTAATGCTTTTTGTGCATCTATTTCTTTTTGTATAGCTGCAACTTGTAAATTAAGATTTTCAAGTTGTGCATTAATTTGCTCAATGTTTGATTGATTTGGTGTTGATTCAGCATTTGTTTCAATCAAAGACAAATTTGCATTATATTGACTGAACATAATATTTTTCATATGTTGTTCTGCAATTGCAATTTTTTCTTGTGGTGATAATTCTACGGACATTTTTCCTCCTTCCTTAGTATAGCATTACTGATTTATTTTGTCTAGTTCTTCTTGCAAAGCTTTTATTTTTGCTTTTTGATTTTTAATATTTTCTTGATTTTGATCAACTTTGTCTTGCCTATTTAAACCTGTTAAAAATATTTGAACGTCCAAGCTTTCACCTAATCTTTTTTGCCAAAAAGCAATATGATTGTTTATTTGATTAATCTTTTCTTCATTTGTTAATTCAATATTCATTTTTCTCCTAATTCATATATGTTGTGTTTGAACCAGATACTGGTCCACCAAATGCGTTTATAGCAAAAACTGTACATCTATAATATCCAGCTCCCGCCCACCCGCCATCGTAATAAGGTCTCCAACTTGTTGTAGTAACGCCATTAGACGTTGTTAATGTGGCACCACCTGTTGAATCGTATTTTGTGCTAAAAGGACCAGATCCATTAGTTGCATTATAGCCAATTACAAACCGATAAGTTGGTGTTGGTGTTCCATCTGCTGACCAGGTAAATGTTCCGCCAATTGCTAGGGCGTTATCTCCAGAAACTGTTACTGTTGTGGGTGCTGTACCATTTGGCAATATAGGTCCTATTGTATTTGAAGATCCCACAACGTTTGAATTACCGCCATTATTTGTTGCATAAACAAATGCACCTACAGTATATGGGTTTGTTGATTGATTAAAAGTTATATCGTAATATGTATTTGTTGAATTTGCATAACCGCTTGGCGGATAGATATTTGTTCCTGCTTGATCATTTTTATAAATTTGAAAACCATATGAACTTGGATTATTTAACCATGTTCCAAAATTTAATCTGTATGTTGAACCTATTCTGTTTGGCGTTCCAGATAAATATGAAAAATAAGGTTGAGATATATTTGCTGGTACTGCATAAGAAACACTATTTGTAAATAATGTTGGGGTAGATGAGCCGTCTGGTGAACCAGTATTATATGCGGTAACGTAAGCTGAAATTGGAGATCCTATATCTGTGTTAGAAACATAATATTGAAACCAAGAAGATGTTTGACGCGAATCATATGTAACAACTCCAGATCCTGATGAAAATGTTGCAGTATAATAATCTGGAATAGTATTTGCTGTTGTTGTCCAATGGGATGTTATTGATAAAAGATCTCCAACTTTAGGCGATGTTGTACTTAAAGAATAGTCAATGTATACAGGGGCATTTTTAGTAACTTCAAGTTGACTGCTTGTTGCTATAGTTGAACCAACTAAGTTTGTAGCTGTTACTTGAAAAGTTATAAATTGTCCATCATAATTTGATGTATTAAATGTTGTGGTTGTATTTCCCGTTGTTACACCATCTGCAAACCACAAATATGAATAACTAATTGATCCATTTGTTGATGTCCAAGTTCCTTTATTGCCTGTTAATGTTGTACCTAACAGGGCCTGTTCTCCCGAAATAGTAGTTGTGGCATAACTTGCTGCTGAAATTGATGGTGATACAGTATTTACTGGATATGTGGTATTTGTAGAAAAAAATTGTTTCCAGCCATACAATGCAGTTTTTACATAGCCATATTTAATTGGCTTCCAACCACTTGAAGTTTTAACAAAAAATTTTTTTACAGTTTTCCAACCGCTTGAGGTTTTTAAATAAAATCCTTGTGCCAATTAAAATACCACCCATAGGTCTCCATAATAACCGTTATTAAATGGATTAACTGTTGGAAGTATATTGTGTGGACCATTTGAGTCTTGATAATATACTGCCATTCCAACCCTGCTTATTCCATCGTATGGGTCTTCAACAATCATTCTTTGTCTACTTAAAGTACCCATACCCCATGTAGGATTATTACCATTATAATCAGTTAAGTATGTTCCAAGTGATGTTTGATCTTTTTGAAGAGGCAATCCGCTAATTTGTACACCCGCTGTTGCGGATAAAATTATTCTTGATGGCCCAGCATATGCTGAATCAATTCCGCTACCAATATTTGTAGGGTTGCTATTTAATGAAATTGATGTGTAAGTTCTTCCGTTGGAAGCCTGTATGTATATAGAGTTTGATGAAAAATTAGACCCAGAATAATTATTTCCTGCCAAAGCCATAAAAGTATAATTGCTTGCAGCCAAATTAATTAAATTATTTGTAAAAGCTGCCCATGCTCCGTATTGTGTAGTTGGAGAATATGGTGCACCACTATTTTTTGCTGTGTAAATAAGCAAAGATTTTTGTCCTTGTGCAACTGCAGGAGACAAATTATTTGTATTTCCATTATCTAATAATATTCCAATTTCTGGAGCTGCAGATAACTGTATTCCTGTTGTTGTTGCAGATATAAATGGATTACTTGATCCACCAGCAAAATAATTCCACGGACCAGTAAACAACCCCGCACCAGTTTTATTGCTTGCATTCCAATAATCAACAAAATTTGAACCTGCAGAAAAATAAGAACCATTTGTTGGACCATTTGAATCTATTTGACCAGGTACTCCATTTGTCCATGGAGCACTAATATTGCTTGGCGCTGTAATATAAATATTGTTATTTCTAGGAACAATGTATGATGAATATGCTGATCCAGAAGTTGACATTGATATATAGTCATTTGTTGAGTCAAGCTTAATAACGTTTCCAGAAGTACCGCCAGACGTTGCTGTAATATTACCAGTTATCTGTGCACCAGTTGCGTAAAGGGTTCCACCTAATGAAACTCTAAATGCATTTGAACTACTTGCTGGGTTTGGCTGAGAACCAGACAATCCTTGTCCTGCCCAAAACACTATGGCGTTTGATGCTGATGCACTATTTATTCCTGCAGTATAATTTGGTGTATTTGCATCTGAAACATAAACATATCCGTTTTGAGAATCAAGAACTATATTTCCTTTTCCAGATATTCCTGTTTTATTAATTGTATATTGATCAACGTTCCAACCGCCAATGTCTGCTGAAATTGTTTGTAATAGTCCTGTTGAACCATTAATTGTTGTTGTATTAGTAATGCCATTATAAAATGTTATTCCATTATTATTTAAAATATATCCTTGAGAAGTTAGGTTTCCTGATCCATCTATGTTTCCAGAATAAATTGACCCGCCTTGCTGTATTGGAACATTATTTGCTATGCTGTTTACAGCAACTGGATTGTTTGGAGTAACACTTACTGCAGTAGAAAATGAAGTATAAACTTGACCATTAGATGTAAATCTTGCAATTACCCATCTTTTATTATAATCTATTGTTTTAATAATTGCTGGATTTAAAGAATTAAAATAAACCCTGTTATAATTTGAAGGAGTAACACCATCTGCTTCATAGGTAATTGTTGGTGCAGTAAGCGAAGACGATTCAATTTCCCAAATATCAATTCCAGAAAATGAAGATGAATTTGGTGTTGTATAAGCTACAGAGTAACCACTGCTTGTGGCTGTTACAGATATTGTTGGCGTTGAAATACTTAATGTATATGCTGGTATAGATGCTGCTGCTACAAAACTACTTGAATTATTTAATGGATCTGTTACCTTTACTGATATTGCTGTTAAATTTGGAGTAAAAATATTAAACATTGTTTCATTAATAGATGGAGTAATTGCTATTGTTTGTGAAGTAACTCCAGCTGCTATAGGAAAACCGCCGTATGTTTTTGTATCTCCCAGCGTGTCTGTTAAAGAAACAACAAATTGAGACATTGTATAATTAATTGCAAGTGTTGGATCCCATGTAAAACTTATATTTAACGTGTCACCCGACCATGTTGCTGTAACATTAACGGGATCTGTTGGAACAATTGCTTGTGGACCACTACCGCCTGGATATACTGATGGTGGCATATCATTAATTGGTGGAAGATTTAAATCTGGTGCTAGGCCACCGCCACTTATGTTGCCATTTAAAACTCTAAAATTTGCAGAATTTGAGTTGACGTTTGCAAGATTAACAATTTCAATTTCAGCACCACTACGTGCTTTAACCATTCCAATTTTTCCTGGTTTAAGTCGTGGGTCATTAACATCAATAGGAATCGTTTGATTCTTTGCTACTGATCTAGACGATCTATATTTTGGTGGTTCGTTTACCACAACCGCCCCCTATTTTATCTTGGACCTATTGCTGTCCACATTATATAAAGTTTACCTGTAGGAGCAGTGCTTGTTGCACTTGATATTCTCCATTTAAATCCATCCGTTGTGATGTCATAAATAGAAACAAGAACCTGTTTGTTTGTTGCGCTTACATTTCCAGAAGATGGGTGACCGCTGTATAAAGTTGCGGTTACTATTGGAATAGAACTAAATTGAAAAACTGAAGAAATATTTTCATCTGAAAAACTTCCTGTTCCCCAGTATACTCCGCTTTCTAAAGTAAGTGTTGAAGTATCAGCTATTATTTTGCCATAGACTATTGCTTGTGAGCCAGGGTCCCAAACATGTGACCAAGTAGACGTTGTCCAATCTGTTGAGGAAGAACCAATTCCATTAAAATTGTTTGTAATAGCAGTAATACTATCGCTATGTTCGTTGACAACATTGATTACTTGTTGCCAAGCAGCAATATCTATGATGTTTGGATCTGAAATTTTTACATACGACATTTTGTCTCCTCTTTGATTATATAAACATTATACCAGTTTTTGAACATTTTAATATGCTACCTGCGATGTTAAAGAATTCAGGGTTAAGGTGGTTTTTAATCCATTTTGGAACACATGAGAAACTTCGTGGACTAGGTATTTTTCAGAATTAATACCCGCCAAACTATAGTTTAGGGTCACAATATCTCCAACCTGTATCATTGGGTTACCAAAAATTTGAACTGATGTGTCTTTTGAAAAACCATCGTTACCAATTTTAATAACATCAATTAGTTTATTTGCAGATTCTTTAGACTGAATCCATGGGCTATCTATTTGAATAACTTCTGAAATGTTTGCTGGATCAAGAACTCTTTGAATAATTTGTGGATCAGATGGGGCAATAACTTCATGTGTCCAAAGATTTAAAACAACATTTGTTTGAACTGTTGAATCTGCTTGTTTATTTAAATAAACCATGTGACCACAGTTATTTACAATTGCCATTTTTGCTCTAAACCCTGTGTTGATTGGAGTTGAATAAGCAAGAGAATATTCATTAACCAGTTTACTCTGATAATATTGTTGATCAATTGGTTGAGTGCCTGGAAAATAAAACATTAAGTATTCAATTGGCATAACATTTACACTGGTGGCTGCTGGAGTTTGATATTGTACATCGTAATAGTTTATTCCAACCACGTCTGGATTTGTTTGAATCATATAACTTTTATATTTTGAAAATAAATTTTGATTTTGAACAAGTCCATTTAAAAATTCTCTATCTTGATAATAATAATTTACGCTTCTTTCAATTAATGCTTTTTCATTTGCATAAATTTCTCTTAAATTTGCAGACACATTATTGGTAAGTGGTGTTGGAAAATCTATGCCGTTTGGAAAAACTGGTGCTAGAGAAGTAAAGAAACCAAATTTTGTTCCTGTGAACAATTGTTCAGATTGTGATTGTATAAAATTAACTTTTTGCCTTAAACCATTTATTGTATTTTTTCCAGTTGATCCCCAAACATAATCGGTACCATTTACATTCCAAGAATATGTATAATCTGGTATTTTGGAAAGATCTGAAACAGAAGTTGGAATTTGCCATCCTGTTATTTCTACGTTATTTAAAAATACTTCAATAAGCTGACCTTGAATTTCTCCGTCATTTCCATCTGAATATTTAGTTACAACTTTAAGATTAAAAGCTTGATCACTTGCAATGGCGTAAGAATAATTTGGAGTTCCTTTACCAGCATTCACGTAAAGAACTTTTTCAAAATTTTGACGAATAAAATTTACAGCTCCAGTTACTTCTGAATAAGCCAAAACATTTGGAGAACTATTTTCAACTTTATAAAAAACAATATAATATTTAAATTTTGGCGGATTTGCATATACGGTTGAAAATGTAGAACCCAAATATTGTTGCGTATATGTGTTTACCTGTACCAATTCAACAAAATAAGCACCATTTGCCTCAGACGAATTATTTAAATTAAAGAAAACTCCCGCCGAGCACATTTCAATTCCATTTAAATCAAATTTTGCAGAATAAGTCCTGTACCCAGGGTTTGTTGCGTTAGAACCGTAAATAAGAGTTTTAGAATTGTTTTGAGGAACCACTTGGACTTTATTAATTTGTGGATTGTCTGGGCTTGCAAGATAGTCTTGCTGAACAGTTGATGTTGAAGTATTGTTGGTTATTGCGTAACTATCATTAATGGTTAGTTCAGACAAATTTTTATTACTGCTAGAAAGTCCAGAATTTATTGGACCAATCACTAAGTGATCTGAGGGCACAGTTCCAAACATTCCTCTTTGAATGTTAGAAATTTTTCCAGTTGGTGTAATTTTTATATCTAAAGATTTTTGTTTTTGGCTTCCGTCATTTAATATTAATCCTATTTTATTATTTTTAACAAAAGAATTAATATAAGAAGAAAGTTCTATATCGCTTTTAGGATAAACATATTGATAATTTGATGAGTTAGATGCTTGTTCAATTTTATATTCTTTATACAAAAATGAAACAATCTCATCTTCAATAACTGCATAACCATTATTATTTAAATTATATGTATGAAAAATGTCTAACAAATCGTTATTATTCATTTTAAAGAAATTATCATTTTGATTCATAGATGTTGAAAGATAATTAAAACCATTTGAATCAACATTTTTTTGACTCCATACTACGTCATTTGATGTTGTATATATGAAAGAAGGGGATTTCTGTACAACTGGATCCGTAGCATTTTGTAATGCTAAAGATTGAAGTATTTTAGGCTCTTGATAGCTTACTGTAATTGATCCAGGTTTTGCTTTATTAGTTATTGAATATCCGCCCTGAATAATAGAGTTGTCGTTAAATGTTGTTAATGAAGTTTGATTTTTTAATATATCTGTAAGACTTAAAAATTTCATAATTCCGTATTCATCAATATACGCACCAATCTGATGTGACAAAAATAATTCAGATAATGCATCATATACTGTTGAAGATTGTGAATTACAATAATAGTAATACATGTCTACTGGGGAAGATTGATCGTTACAAGCTTTATATAAAGAATCAATATCATAATCTGTAAACCCAGCCATGTCTAGTATATTACAGATAATATCAAAAATACTTTTATTGCTTGCTACATAGTCTGGGACTGGAACCATTTGTAAATAATTAACTATATCGTAACAAGAAACCTTAACTGTTTGAATATCAGTTTCATCCCATGAGTTAGAATAGTAGATTCCTCCAGGTATGTAAGATCCAGATTGCGGGTGGTCTGGATTTGTTATATATGCCTTATCTGTGTAATACTCTAACAAATTAAAACCAAAATAAAATTTAATATTTTTTCTCATCATATTATAAAGAATATTGGCTGGAAGATTGCTTTGACTTGAAAAAATAGGAATTGGACCATTATTATAAGTCAAAGGAATAGCTGAAAGAGTTACTGAAGCATCATTTGGATTAATAGATGATATAGGAATGTAATTATTTTTTGAATCAAGTTGTTTATTAATATCTAATTCCATGACATATGAAGAAAGATCAATTTCTATTCTTGGAGAAATTTCAATAAGGTGCATTCTTGATGCATCTTCTGCAACTTTAGGGCTAGAATAGCTTGAAAATGCTGCATTAAGATTATATGATGTTTGAGTAATGGTAATCTTACTAAATGTTTTATAATTAGAAATATATCCGTTAGAATTAAATATTGGCATTACCGCCCATTTATTTGTAGACCAAAATGTGCCGTCATAATATAAAATAAGAACTCCGCTTGGTGCTACGGTGTTGGATACTTGACCAGACCAAATAACAGAATTATCTAAAGATATGTTTACGGTTGGTATTGAAACAATTGTATTAAATTTTATTACTAATTTATTTGCATTTCCATTTGGCTCATATATTGCAGATATACTAGGCAAGTAACCGCTGGTTGCTGACTCTGAAACAAAATATTTATAAGGTGCCATATCACTTGCTAAAACATTTTTATATAAAGGAGTTGGTGGCGTTGCTAGTGCATATCCTGGGTTTTGTATAATTGGAGTTACTGGTGGATAAACTGTTCCCACTCCATTAATTAATTGTGTTTTAACTTGTCTAAAATTATTTGGAAAAGAAAAATTTTTATTGCCACTTGGCACATAAGATTCTCCAGGTCTAAAATATGAAAATGCGCTATCTGTTGGCCATAAAGAACCATGTTGATAATCAAAATATGTTGTAGCATACGCTTGAGGTTGAGTATAATAAATTGTTGCTGCTAAATCTGTTGTTGAATTTATTTCTTGTGAATATGTTGATTCATGATTTAAATAATCTTGATATGAAGAATATTGTGATGCTAAAGACCCGTATGTTCTTAAAACGCCAGTTCCAAGGTTGTTTGAGTTGTATGTATTAAGATTAATTGTATAGGTAAAAGAACTTATTCCATCGTTTAATCCAGAAGAACCAATATATGTTACAACTTTAACATATCCAAAGGCATTGATATCAACAGTTGTTGAGCCATATTGAGTTGTTGATCCTTTTGCATAAGCATTTACTTGAATTGGTAAATCTGAATTTGTTTTCATATAAGTAATAATTTTATACGCTGGCGCATTTGTTATTGTATTAACTGTATAACTTAAAGATGTATTTGTTCCAGAAAATTGAAAACTTTTTGTGGTAATTCCTGGCATTGCATTTGATTGTCCAGTAACATCAGTAACGGTAATTGATGGTGCTGAAAAAGTTTCTTGATTTCCCAGGCCTGCCACTGTAATATATGGTCTATTAAAAAGATTTTGATTCCATTCTGCAGAAACAACAGGTACCATTTCAACAGAACTAGAATTTTGAAAAACTTCGGTTGTAATATTATTTGCGGTAAGCATTAAACCTCCGTAAACTCTATTGTAAGGTTAATTAAATCGTATCCAGTTCCGCTAGTTATTGCATTTCCAAGGCTTCTTTTTTCAATATTATACGTAAATGTTGTCATAAAAGCTTGATATACATTGTATGAATTTCCAGTTATTGGATTTGTTCCAAGTGGTGATTGTGTTGAATCAGTATAATTTGAAGAATTAGGCACGTCATTTTGTACTGGTTCTGTTTGAGCAAATATAAATCTTACATAAACTGGAGAATTATAATTTCCTTCATAAAATGCTTTAATCCACGCTGCGCCAAACGGTCCATATGGAGAAGATGTTGGTAATGGATTTTTATAATCAACCAAATACGAATCAATAGAAGGCAACTCTCTCCATTCAATTTTATGAACAAATTTTCTAGCAATTACGTATTTACGTAATGTTCCATTTGCCATTCTATCTGTTTGTTCTATTAAAGTATATGTTATATCAATAGGTTGACGATTATGATCTGTTAATGCATACCAAGTAGTACCATCTAGTGATACTTGTACTCCTTGTGCAATTGCATATGTCATAATTTACTCCCTACTTTTTTGTATTCTTACTATGTACAACCTTTGAAGCCATTGTCTTTACTTTGGTGGTTGATTTAACTGCTGTTGTTACAGCTGCAGAAACAGCATTGATAGCTTTCTGATCAACTGGACCATTTATATTAATAATAGTATTAACTGCTGCTCCACCTGAAACCCCACCAACTATTTGCTGTGCTCTCATAATTGGCAAGCTTTTGGCTGCAAAAATTGTTTTATCAATAGTAGTTGTTCCATTAGCAATTGCATCTTTCAAATCAGATAATGCTTGATTAATTTGATCAGCATTTGATTGCAAGCTATCTACTTGATTTTGCATTTTTGTTTGAACGCTTGTAGCATTAAAATCTACTGCTGCACCAGATATTTGTTGCTTTAATCCAGCTGCTTGTAAATAGTTACCTGTAATCATAGCAGTTTTCATATCATTCTGCAATCCAGTTATTTGTTGCTGATATTGTAGTTGTTGTTTTGCTTCTTGAGAAATTTTATTTTGTACAGTTAATTCATCTCTTGCAATTTTAAGTTGAGCATTCTGTGCTTTAAGGTTGCCTTGTAATACTTTTTCTAGTGCCTTTTCCGCTGGAGTTCCAGTAAATGGGGTTGTATCTGTTGATCCTGTGTTAATTACTTTGCCATTTTTATCAACTTTTTGTCCAACTAATTTTGACCAATCTAGTCCTTTAAAAAAGTCATCAAGTGCTTTTGGACCCTTTGACATTGCAGCAGTAAGTGCATCAAAACTTGTTAAATTTCCTTTAATTGCAACTTGATATATTTGAGCTGCTTCTGCTAATGCTTGTGTGCTTCCAGCACCTTTATTTAATTTTTCTGTATATTTTGATAATTCTG